ATTGTAGAGGTGAGATTCAAAGACGGTACGAAGGTGAGATGTACGCAGGAGCATTTATTTCTAACGGACAAAGGCTGGAGATCCGCAGGAAGCCTGACGAACTCTTCCGTGATCCTGTCGTCCTTGACTCTCTCACGCAGTATTTCGATGGCAAGCTCTATCGGATTTGGCCGAGCGAAAAGTATTTTGCTTGCGGAGGCAACAGGATTCATAGAGTGGTTTGGACGTTTGCTTTTGGGAAAATCCCAGAAGGCTGCCACATTAACCACAAAGACCGTGATCCAGGAAATAACTCTTTGGAAAACCTTGAGTGCTTGCCAGCAAGCGAACACTTGTCAAAAACATGGAAAGACAACGAGGAGTGGAGAAGGAAGAAAGGATGGTTTAATGAAGAGGCTAAACAGAAGGCTAAGGAGTGGCACAAGTCAGAGGCAGGAAGGCTGTGGCACAAGAGAATGGCAGAAAGAACGAAAAGCTGGACGAAGTGGAAAATGGAAAAAAGGAATTGTCTCTTCTGTAATGAAGAGTTTGATGCACTTATTAGGAAGAACGGACACTCTCAAAAGTACTGCCACGCCAACTGTAAGGCGGCTTACTATAGACGGCGTAAAAAGTCTGAACGAGAAAGTTGATGTTTGGGATTTAACAGTTCCTACGGCACACCTCTTTTCTTTAGAGAATGGGGCAATTGTTCATAATTCACATTACGCAGACGCAGCAAGGTATATGGCGATTGGACTTAAAGAGGAAGTAGTGACTGAGGACTACAGTACAGTAGCAATACAGTTCGCTGACTCTGTGCCTGGAGTAAGGAAGAATGAGATTGGCATTCCAGCGAAAGAGTACAAAGACTATGCAAAAGCAGCAAAAGACTTAATCCTTAAGAAATAAACTAGATTAAACACAAGATATAGTGTATAATGTGTTCACAAACCACTAGATATGGTTCCTCTAACCTACCTCAATGGCTAATCAGTATACTGGCTCGAACCCAGGCTTAGACCCAGAAGTGAACATAAACGTAGTTCCTGGTACAGACAACAAAGCTGTACAGACAGCATTAAAACTCCTTTCAGTTAATTACACTCTTAAGAACGAACAAGACTCCAAGAATGAATTAATCCAGGAGCTTTTTGAAAAAGGTTTTGAGGTGAGGAATCCAGTTGGGACGAAGAAGATTTCTAGTAAGAAGCTTTACCAAGCGTTATGGCGAACAGCAGGACGTATGAAACCTTTAGACTTTTCAATTCACGGAACAGACAGACCAGAACCTATGGAGAAGATTACTACTATGGGAGTTTCTACAGTAATGGACAGAGGAGGTTATGCTTCGGCTCTTAGAGACAAGAACGGAGCTTTTATTAAACTATTGTTATACGGAGACGCTTTTGTGCAAGTAGGTGCTAATCCTGAGAAAGACACAATGAGCCCATTGAAATACAGAGCAGTGAGTAATTCTAATGTTTATGTTGATCCTTATGCGACAATGATGAGAAGTCCTACAGGTTCAGGTGAAGTTAATAAGTGTTGTGTCATATTCAGTTACCCATGGGCTGAGGCTATTAAACTGTTTCCAAAGCTTGCAAAGACAGGTGGAGCAGGAGAGATACCTCGTAACCTATATTCAGAAAGAGAGATTGAACGTGATTACGAACAAGAGCATGAACTTGAGACAAAGACAGAGATTGCTTACTTCTACGACATCAATAATAACAACTACACAGTATTCGCAGGTTCAGCATGTACGGTATTAGAAGAACATAGTGGAGATGATTACCCATTCATAATGGACGGAGAAGCTTACATTCCTATTAGTCAGTTTATATGTATGCCTTCAGCAGAAGGTTTTTATAATCACGGCTTAGGTGACATGCTTTATGATCTAGCTGTAGTTTCACGTAGATTACTTAACATGGAAGTAGGACACATAGAAGACAACGTGTACCCAGTGACCTTAATGAACGTACCACAAGGTGAAGCTAGTAAATTCTTCAACAAACTTCAATTAGCTCACGAAATGAGAGCAGCAGGCAAGAAAGGATACGTAGCGATGGAATACGACCCAAACAATCCTAATTCAAGTTCGGTACAATCACAGAGCCTTTTGACTAACAATATGGCTAACGAGTGGCAAATGGTATACGACTCTCTCGACAGAGAGATTAAACGCATGGGAATCTTCCTAGATGAGGCCGACAGAGGAGCGCAGGTAACTGCGACTCAAGTCCTAGCGGAAGAAGAGAGTTCCAATGCGTTCATAAAACAAATGATGGAATACAACGCTAGTGAGACAAAACATCTAGCTGAAGTAACAATGGACTGTATACAGAAGTTCGTTGGGAAGAAAGACAAGACTCCATTGAATCTGACAACTAAAGTAGATTTAGGTGAAGGTGACATGATTAGACCAGACGGGGTAACTATGGGGATGATTAAGGATGAGTTAAGCAAACATCATTACTTTGTTAAGGTAAATGCAAGGACAGGAGCTATACCTTCCAACATAGTACAACAAGCACAGATTTCAAAGACATTACAGTTCACAATGCCAGGAACGCCAGCACACGCTAAACTTACGCATCAATTAGCTAACTTAATGGACAGAGACATAGGAGTAGACGAATTCGCTCCACAAATGCAAGCACCACAAGCAGGAGGAGAAGTTCCAGTAGAAGGAGATGTAACAGGGACAGACAGAGCGAAGATAGATGTTAGAGCACCACAATCTGAACCAGCACTATGATAAAAAAGGTCGTTGAAAACAAGGCAAAAGACGTACGTCCATGTGAAAAGGTCGTAGGTAGTGAATCGCAAGTAACTAAACTTGCAAGCTTCTGGGAGAAGAATGCAACGCTATTCCACTTAATAGCCGCTGACAGCCTACTGGACTATGCAATGGAGAACGACTACACAAAAGATGAGGTCGTCGCTTACAGGCTAGGCTTGAGTGAAATTGGAGCCTTTATGCAGAAGTGTTTAGCAGAACGAGAACAAAGGTCGCAGCCAGTACCTAAAGATTAGGTATTGACTGGAACATTTGTTCCTAGTCCTTTAANACCCAAGATCTATGTCTGAAGACAAGACACACGGGGATGGTGAACAGCTCTTTGACACCAAACCTGATGATGCTGCCACAGACGCAGCAAATGACACCGAAGGTACTGAAGAGAGTACCGATGGTGAACAGGAGCAAGACACTCTTGATCTCGATGACAAGAGTACGGCCTCAAAAGCAGAGGAAGCTAAGCAGAACCAAATCAACGCTTGGCAACGTAAGCTTGATGAAGGTAAGGCAACAATCACGGATCTACCAGACAATCTGTCGTGGTTAGCGTCGCACCTCACCGAGCCGAAAGCCAAGGAATCAGCACCTGACATCGACGCTATTGTCGAAAGGAAGATTGCTGAGAAAGCAGACTTGCAGAAATTCATGGAAATGAAAGCAGGACTGTCTGAGTTGAATTTGACCAATGCTCAGAAAAAGGAATTAGAAAGTGAGTTTAAAGACTTACGTTCTAGTGGCCTTAAGCAGACAAAAGCTTTAGAAAAAGCAATGAGACTAGCTGGAGTTGATCCATCTGGTCAAAAGATGCAACAGCTAAAGGAAAAGATGTCTATGCCTAAGGAATCCTATTACTCTGTCGGTCTCGCTGGAGAGAAAGTTCCATCACCAGGAACAGAAGCTTTCGATAAGCTAAATCCAGATGAGCGGGTCAAAGCCTTAGAAAGAATCAGAACCAAGAAATAAGGCTTAATAAGGTAGAAAAAGGACGTTAAAACTTATAATTTAACGTATTTTCTACTATGGCAAACAGTTTAACAGCTCTAAACCCAGAAGTGTGGAAACCAATGGTACAGGATTACCTGAACAAAATGCTTGTCTCTAAAGAGATTTGTAACACTAAATGTGAAGCATACCTTTCAAGCGGAGACCAAGTAAACTTTCCATACGTAAGTGATGTACGTGTACAGAGCTACACACAAGGTACAGACCTTACAATTGACGACATGGACGCTACAGCAAGTTCTCTTACTGTAAATCAATCTAAAGCGGCTACTTTTGTACTAGATCCAGTACAGGAGAAACAGGCTTTGGCTGACTACGGTGCAGAATTAGCTTACCAATCAGCGTACAACCTACGTAACAACATCGACCAAGCTACCTTCACAGAAGGTATCGACAATGCTGCTGGTACAGTTGCAGGTGGTTCTTTGACTACTTCTACTGTTCTTAGCAAAGTAAACGAGACTTATTCAGAATTATTCAGACAAAACGCAACAGATGCGCCATTGTTTGGTGTAATTGACGCACACACATCTACACTCCTTACAGAGACTTTTGTAGCTAACGGATTCCAAGAAGCTGACACACAATTGAGAAATCAATTCCGTGGTAAAGCACTCGGATTCAACATGTATGTTTCAAACAACCTACCAACAAGTGTAGCGTTGACTGTTGACACACAGCCTACAGCTACAGACACATTCACAATTCTAGGTGTAACTTGGACTTGTACAGCTGATGGAGCTGCTGCGGCAGCAGGTGAGATCAACATTGGACTTAACTTGGCAGACTTCCAAGCTATTTTCGTAACAGCTATTAACGGAACGACTCCGCCTGC